GCAGGGGCTTTGATGTTAAGGTCGCGCAAGGCTTGTGCCTCGGTAACGCCCCAGTGCACGAGGACCTCATTCGGTCCCGTCTGTTGGCTCTTGGGGATAACAGTAGTGACGCTTGTTGGGTTGCGCAGTTGCAATCGCAACGCGCGGTTATTCACGATCTCCATCGGGTTCTCCGCAGAATTACTTCTTCTTGGGTGGTTTGCTCAGCGCGCCGCCCCGAGCACGGTTTGCACTCGGGCTTTCCAGACGCACGCCGTCTGAGTTGCTGCCGCCACGCGCTAGGTCTTTGCGGTGGCTCAGGTCGAGCCCTTGGCGGGCTTTCTTGCCGTGTTTTTTGTCGAACGCGCGACGCGCTTGGGCACGCTCCGCGCGGTTGGCTTTTTCATTACGAGCCTGCTCCTGTGCCCACTCTTTCTTGTAGGGGCGGGGCTTGTTCACGTAGGGCATAAGTCACCTGTGCTGTCCGTTGTGGACGCATTCTACCACAGGGCAGTGCTTTCGGCATAGGCCGCTTGGTACGGGGTTCCACACACCAGTCTCATGCGCCTTCTCCATACGGGCGTATTTTTTGATCCACGGGGCCCACAACGTGTCATGGTCTGCTGCGTTGAAGTCGGCCGGAACAAACTTGTCTGCGATGACAAACACGAGCCCGCTCTTCACCCGGGTTACCTGCGGGAAGTGTGCGAACAGCGACAGGGCCATGAGTTGCAGCTGCCCGGTATCCGCGTACTGAGCTGACTTCCCCGTCTTGTAGTCCACAATGAACGCCTTCTCGCCGTTGATGATGGCCAGATCGACGATGCCCCGGAACCACACGTCCTTGTCGAAGAACCCGCACGGGGTCAGGTCCTCCCGCAACCCCATCTTGAGCTCGCAATGCTTATCCCCCGGCTTGGCCTTGAGCACCTCCAGCATCTTCCGAGCGAATGCGAACCGCTCCGGGATCGGCGTGTCGTCGCGCATGTAGTCTTCCGCTGCCTTGTGAAATTCGGTGCCGTACCGTGTCGCCTCCGTCTCTGCGAAGGGGAACTGCTTCAGCACGCTCACGTGGTAGTATTGCTTCGGACACGTCTCGAAGTTCTTCATCCGACTGAAGGACCATGCCCCCGCCTTGCTCGTATTATCCGCCATACCTAACTCCAATCTCCGATTCGCAGTTGACAGGAAGGCCTTCGGCCCAGCCGGGCGTCCAGCGCATGCACTCTTCGATGTATGCTTGAGCTTCCTCTGCCTCTTCGCTGCGGACACAAGCCACAGCAGAGTCATGTACAGTTAGCACCACACGGTAGCGTTTGGCAATCTTTAACATCTGTTCACCCACTACGCACCGTGCGAGCGCCTGAGTGACGTTCTCGATAACTTTCCCGCCGTATATGTGGTTGGGCCCTTTGCGCGTCTCGTAGCTATACTCGATCCCCCGCTCGCCTTGTACTCCGGTCAGCCCGGTGTAGCGGATATACAGCCCGTTCGGCAGGCGAATACCCATAGCCTCGGCGTCTACGGTCAGAACGCCGGGCCGCCCAAACTGCACACTGGTGCCTTGGTTCATCATGCGGATAGCGCGATCCGCGTCCTTCCAGAGCTGGCTGATATTGGCGTTGGAGTGCCGGTAGATGTCGATGATGCGCTTGGCCTCTTGCAGGTCCACTTCAACACCGGCCTGCATCTTGAGGAACAGCTGGAGCTTGTTGTGCCCTACGCCATAGCCCGCTCCAAGGATAACGACCTTACCGATTTGCCGCTGTTCCTTGGTCACTTCCTCTTCCCGAACCCCAAAAATCTTGGAGGCCATGCGCTTATACACGTCACCGTTCTCGGCGAATGTCTGCACGACGTCTTCTTGCTCAGCCAGCCACGCGAGGACCCGAGCTTCGATCTGTGCAGAGTCGGCGTCGATCAGGACATGGCCCGCAGGGGCGACGATAGCGTTCTTGATGTGCTTCGCATTCGGCCCCCGGCTGGGGAGGTTCTGGAGGTTGATCTTGTCCGACCCGCCCCAGCGCCCGGTGTGAGCTGCATAGTACCGGATAGGCACCGGCAGGCTGCCACGCCTAGCGATGTCGATGAACCGCTGCGTGCGGGTCTCCTCAAGGGTAGACTTACTGCCCAGACGTGCTGCCACAAGGGCCTGCACCCGGTCGTCCTCATGTTCGGCAAGGGCAAGGAAGTCCTCGTCGCTCTTTGCAAAAGCGAACGTCTCTTTGCCCGTTGTGGGGCTTATCTTTGTCGGGGGGACGACCCCCAGCATGTTCAGCATCAGGGCAAACTTCGAGTTCGACATGAGGTCTTTTTTGTCCTCGACGCCTGCTTCGGCCAGCAAAGTGCGCTTGCGCTCCACCACGCGCTCGAGATGCGCCTCAAGATGTGCCCGGTCTAGCTCAAGGATAGGGTCGGTGAACATGCGAAGCGTCATGTCGATTAGCTTCAACTCGTCCTTCGGGAACCCCTTGGCCATCATCAGGTCGAAGATGTTGCGTGTCAGGTCCACGTCGTTGATACAGTATCGCCCGTAGGCGGCCAACTCTTGCGGCGTAAAATCGGTACGGCGCTTGCCCAGTGCATTCAGGACCTCCGTTCCCTTTACCCCCACGCCGTAGCGCTCTGCCAAAGCCTTCAAGCTGTGCGATACTTCGACGCCGTGCAGGGCGCGAGACATGAGCATCGTATCCGCCAGCGCTTTCGGCTTGATCTTACAGCGCCACGTCAGTATGGCCCCGTCAAACATGGTGTTCTGGCACAGCATTATGGATGTGGCCCACGGCAGCGACCGGAGGTGCGCTAGGATAACCTCCGCCTTACCGGATACCCACACGGCGGGGTCGTCGTTCACCTTGGTAGAGACCCCAATAACCTGAAACCGGGGGTCTCGGATGTACTCTTCGGTCGTCATCTTAGACAGTGAATACTCCCGGTCGTAGTAGGTTTCAAAGTCAAGTGTTATTATGTTCATCGGTCTTCCCCTTGCGTTTCTCTCTGGTCCGTTCCCTACGGGCGAGGGAATCCTGTAGTACCTGCATGGCATCGCGGATGGTGCCCATCTTCAACAGCTCGATGGCGTCCTTGATATCCTGACGGTGCCAGCTCAGGTCTGAGTGCATCTCGGCCCTCTGCTGGATCATGCGCTGCACTGTGTGGGTGAGCTGCCCCACCTCGTTGCGCAGGTGCTGTTCGCGCTCAGTCTTTTCCGGCATGGCTGGCCTCCAGTTCTGCTAGGGTGGCGCGGGCGATCCGAAGAAACTCTGCTGCGCCTCCGTGTTTTGTGGTGCAGATAACCCCCGCCTCCAAAGCCTCCACCACCTTCGCCAGCTTGGCCTCCAGTGCAACAATCTTATGCCCAAAGGCAGTTGCGTTGTGTGATGCTACTGCCAGCGTGGCCTCCAGCTCTGCGGAATACGCCTCCGCCTCCCGGGCATCCGCCTGCGCGGCAGCAAGACGTTCGGCAAGCCCCTTGACCTCTGGCAGAGCCATAACCGCCTCCTGTGCGAGGGTGGCGCGGCGCTTCTCGACTTCGGTGCAGCCGCTTCCGTGTCGGGCTAGGTTTCCGTTTATGTGGACGTTAGACCTACCGCACCCCACGCAGTAGTAGTAGGGGTTACCTTTACCGTAGGGCTTCTGCTCGTACCCGTCCCAGAAGTCACTCATCTTTCTCTCCCATAATCTTATCTGTCAGATTGTTGATCTCGTTCATCAGGGTAAGCAAAGACAGGGTGGGTGCGCCGTCGCGCACCTTTGACCACAGCTGCTTGCGCAGGTTCATCAGCCTGATCTTATCCTTGTCCATTGCGGGTATCCTCGTCATACGCGTCACGGATTAGAGCCACGACGAAATCGGCTATCGTCGAGCCCTCCGGCGTCTCCCGGTACAGCCATAGGACTTGCTCATCGGACAAGCCCTCCATGACCTGCGTCATCCGCCCGAGGTTCCTGTCAAACTTTTGACAGAGGTTTCGGAGCTTTGTCCTCGTGTCTCGGTCCGACCTGCATTCGAGCGTAGGCGGTATCTCCTGCTCGCGGCGCATCCGGGTAACCCGCGCTGCAATCATCCGGGCATGGTAGCCTAGCTTGTCCCCTATCTCTTTCGACCCCATACCCTGTGAGGCCAGCTCCTTTATCCGCAGGTTAAGGGCGGCGGATTCGATGCCCGACACCCTACTCTTCACGGTTGGGCACCGGCCGGTCGTCGCTCCCGATAAATCGGGCCTCGAAGGCAACAAGGAAGGCGAGGCAGCAGGCTGCGTGCCATGTATGAGGCATGCCCGTCTCCGGGTCGTTGTTCTCGCCTCCCCACCACGCATTCATGTGCCGACGTAGTGCGGCGTAGGGTCTCCCCCACGCCATGCCGTGCTCCCAATTCCGCGCCCCGTACTTCTGGGCCCCAAAGGTGAGGACCTTGGCAAGGGCCTCTTCTATCTCTGGGGGTATGAGGTCATATCGCGGTTTGTCTGCGTCAAACTTGACGCCTTCGGGAGGTAAGAGGCGGGGAGCCACCTCCTCTCTCCAGTTATCAGAGGATATGCGGTCCATATACTCAGTTGCCTTTTCTAGGGGTATGT